GTCGAGAAGACCATGAGTTTCTACATGGTCCTCGATGCCCCGTCGACCGGCTTTACGCCGGCGGAGGAGTTGGCGGTTGTGCAAGGCCTCATTGGCCTCGCCACCGCATCTTCGAACGCGGTTCTCGTCAAGTTTCTTGGGGGCGAGTCCTAGGCGCGAGCCTGGGACCTTCCCTTCTGGAACTGTCGGTCTCCGTGTCACCAACCGAACCTGGAACTGGAAATGCCGCCGAAAGGCGTCATGACCAGCCAGATCGTCCATCCCGCAGCAATGCGGGACGACGAAGCGTCGATCGTTTGCCAAATACGACGATCACGAAGAAACTTCTCGTGGTCATCGTGGCGGCGATCAACGCGTTCTACTTGGTGGGTGAGGCCTTTCTATCAAGCAATATTTCTTGCTTGTAGTAGGCCTGCAAACGCTCTACATCGTCGGTTGTCGACGTTCCTCTTCCGGATGCGAATCCGGGAGTGTGAACGTCGTCTCCATCTCCTCTTGAGGAGATACCGGCTTTGAATGAGCACTGACATCGGGCTAGGGATTGACCACCTCTGATAAGGAGGGATCATGAAAAACCTGACGTCACTCTGGTCCTGCATGGCAGAAGAACTGGCCATGCGATGCTGCACCAGCGCCGCTCGCGACATAACTACTGTCGCGAGTCGGGTTGAACACGAGGGGTTGAGCTTTCTAGCTATTACCCTTGCTGACTTCGGAAAAGCTACCCAAAAGTGGCTTGACTCTGGTCAAGTAGTTCCTTCGGACGTACCTGCGTTTAAAACCGCAGGCGGTCCTATTGGTCTCCCCGCATTTATGCGAGGTTTCCTTGAACTTGTGTTCAACCCTGTTAGTGGTGCGCTACTTCCTGATCCCAACATCGAAGCAATCTACGCTATTCGTGAGCTAACGCTCACGTTTAGCAAGATCGCCCTCCCGGGGGACACCAGTGATGGTGTCACCCAGCGGACTGTAACGCCCGCACGCGAGAAGCGAGCGATGCTGGATTTCATGAAGTGTGAGCAGGATGTCAGAGATTCCGATGCCGCGATGGATCCCCTCTTAATCGAGGATTTCACGCGTATGTCGGAAATGCTTTTTGGTCCGACGTTCCGTCGTGTAGAAGAAATTCTTCACTCCGGTCCGATCGTCCCTAAGCATGGTCCGGGCGCTGTCGCTGAAAAACTCACCAGTAATGGTAAGTGGAATCAGCGTACCTGGACCTCTCGTCTCGAATCGGTATTCCCGTGCCGAGACTATCTATCTCCGAACTCCCACTATCCAGTGGGAGAATGGAAGCCTCGCTCTCAGAGCGAGTCTGCTTTAATCCATTGTAAAATGGATGTATGCGACAGTGTTGACATTCTCGAACCCGGTTCTGAGATACCCGTTAGGGTGGTATCAGTTCCTAAGTCGCTCAAGTCGCCCCGCATTATCGGAATTGAGCCTACCTGCATGCAGTTTATGCAGCAGGCGCTTGCTTCCGTTCTGCGTAATGAGATCCAGAGGGATGACTCCCTCTCTCTCATGATCGGTCTCACGGATCAGATCCCGAATAGGGAAATGGCTCGTGAAGGCTCCCTCAGCGGGGAGCTTGCTACGCTAGATCTTAGCGAAGCTTCCGATCGCGTCTCGAATCAGCATGTACTAGCCTTGTTCGCTGGGTATCCTCGTTTGCTAGAGGGTGTTCAAGCGACTCGGTCTAGAAAGGCTGATGTTCCTGGTCATGGCGTAATTCGCCTCGCCAAGTTCGCAACTATGGGTTCAGCTCTCTGCTTTCCCGTCGAAGCCATGGTCTTTTTGACCACTATCTTCCTCGGGATCGAAAGGGAGCTTAACGCCCCGCTTTCCGCGGCGGACCTTCAGGTCCTTAAGCGGCAGGTGCGCGTCTTTGGGGACGACTTGATTGTCCCCACAGACTATGTGCTGTCAGTCGTTCAGGAACTTGGTGCTTTTGGGCACCAAGTCAATCTGAGCAAGTCATTCTGGACCGGAAGGTTCAGAGAGTCTTGCGGGCGGGAGTACTATGACGGCCATGACGTTAGTATCGTCAAGGTTCGTCAAGTCCTTCCGACACGGCTGCAGGATGCTTCGGAGGTGATTTCGTTGGTTGCGTTCAGGAATCAGTCCTATTGGTCTGGTCTCTGGCGCACCGCGGCTTGGTGTGATGTTTTCTTGGAAAGGCTGATGAAGCACTTTCCGAACGTCGCACCAACATCCTCCGTGCTTGGCAGGGAGTCGGCTCTGGGTTATCAATTCCAGACTCTTCATCCCCAAACTCACAGCCCCATTGTCAAGGGCTACTACGTGAGTACCGTACTACCGAGAGATCATCTCGATGGACGCGGTGCCTTGCACAAGTGTCTCTTGCGTTCTTATTCCGCTCCCGGATGGCTTATACAGCCCTCCGGCCGGACGAGTACGCAACTCGACGTTGCGAGCGTCGACGATGAGCACTTGGAACGTTCTGGACGTCCCGAGCACGTCAGCATCAAGCTCGG